TCGCCTTGGTCAGCGTCCTTTCGGTCACGTTTCCACTTGCATCGCGGCCGACGGCGAACAGCCGGTCCTGCTCGGCTGACGAGCGATATGTCTCGATCACCCGTGCATTGATGTTTCTCGCATGGCATTGGTCGAGCCACTGCTGGCAGAGCGGTTTCAAGGCGGGATGAAGGTCGTCGAGCGAGCGGTCGGTCATGGTCGTTTCAACAGGGCTTTGACGTCGTCCTTGATGTCCCGCATGTCCGAGCGCAGCGGCCCGAGTTGGGATTCCAACTGCTCCTTGAGTTCCATCTTGCTGACGTAGTTTTTGGCGATGTCGAGTTGGGCGTCGGCCAGCGTCTGGTTGGTCCGGTCGATCCGTCCGTGGGCGGCGCCGACTTCGACGCCCTGCTTTTCAAATTTTTCGTCCAGTTGGGCGACCTGGCGGCTGAGCAGCCAGGAAATGAGCGTCCCGCCGATGAAAAACATGCCGGAAAGAAACCAGCGAACGGTGTCGGGGTCTATCTGCAAATCACCTCCGGCGGGCTTTCAATTTTTCCCAAGTTTATAACGGACACGCCGCTCGCGCAACGCAATTCCGGCGTCCGGCGCACATTGAAATCAAAATCCGGCCGGCATCGCACGGGCGCCGACGATTCACTTGACATCCGACGGGGCATCACGAGATCCGCTGCCACAGCCCGACGTTGCCCGATGCCGCGCTGCCGTAGGTCATCAGCGACTGCCACGTCCCGGTGAGCGTGTCGCCCGTGGCGGTGACGCCCGACGAGGCCCCGGCGAACACCAGGACGACCGGAGTGAGGCTCGAACCGGCCACGGTCCCCCCGGCCGACACGGTCCCGCTCGTGTGCGCGGCGAGGACCAGTGAATTGACACCAAGCGGCGTGACAACGATGTTGCTCTGAACGAACGCGGTGGTGGCCAATTTCGTCGAACTGTCAGATGCGGACTGCGTGGTCGCCGTCGTGCCGTTGGCCAGCGTCAGGGCCGTGGAGTTCACGAAGGCGGTGGTTGCCAGCCGGGTCGAACTGTTGCCCGCCGTCTGGGTCGCGGCGGTGGGGTTTCCGGTGAAGGCCGGGCTTGCGAGCGGGGCGCCGCCGAGGTTGGAAAGCGACGTCGGGGCGCTCGACACGTCCGAGAGGTTGTTCGCCGGGAGCAGGCCGGTTCCGCTGGCCGCGGTGAAGCCCTGAAGTTGCAGGCGGTTGCCGTTGGCGTCGTAGACGAACGTGTAAATCCCGTTGGCCACCACTGTGTTGGTGGTGAAGTCGGACCCGCTGGTGGTCTTGCACGCGATGTTGCCGTGGCCGTTCACGTTCATCACCGTCGCCCCGGTGCTGGAGTTTGCCACTTTGACGCGGATCGGCATGCCGTCCATGTCGGAGTCCAATGTGCCGGGGTCGGGCGACAGGGTCACGGTGATGGTGTTTGCCGAACCGCTCGTGTCCATCGAGTAATTTGGCGCGTCCTGCTGGATCGCGGCAAGAATGTTCGGGAGTTTTGTGCCGATGAACGGCGCGGTCGGGAGCGTCTTGATGTTGCCGCTGGTGACCGTGGACTGGCCGTTCGCCACCGTGACGGCGTACAGCCCCGTGAAGCCCGCGTCAGGGGCCGGAGTCGTCTGCGTGCCGGTGGTGGCCGCGACCCCCGTCTTGATCGAAACCGTGCAAACGCCCTTGCGGACGGTGTTCTGTGAAATCCCGGTGTTGTTCGGGCCGCTCCACGCCACGGACGGGTTGGAGGCGTTGTAGTAAGGCAGGACGGTCGAGCCGCCGTCAACGTCCTGATAGGCCGCCTGGATCAGGTACACCACGGACTGGCCGGTGGTCACCGGGGCGGGGGTGGAAAAGGTTTGCGTCGTCATCACGATTCCCTGCTTGACGATCAGGTCGGCCGTGTCGGCGGCGATGCTTCCGTAGGCGGTGGCGTCGACCGCCGCGAGGCTGTAAATCGAACCCGGACCCACCAGCACGTTGAGCGCCGCCGGACTGTTCGGTGTGCAGGCAAGCCCGTCAACCAGCGTTGCCGAACCCATGACGGCCAGCATGAGATAGCCAAGGCCGATCATGGCGTTCTTGTTCTGCTGAAGGAGGTCGGTGTCCTGGGGGATGGCCCCCGTGTATACGATTTGTCTGTCCAAAATAACCTCCTGATTAACTGATGATTTGAGTCCAAATGATGGTCGCGGCCGGCTTGACCGAGTCGATGGCCGCGTAAATGTCCGAGTCCGTGACAGCGCCCTGAATGAGGCTCGGGTTGGCGTACTCAAGCCGGCCCGGCGCTCCGTAGCCCCCGACCGTGCTTCCGTAGCCCCCGACGTTCGGTATGCCCTGGCCCACGGGACGGTACGCCGTCACGAACGCCTGATACGGACAGGCGAGCGAGCCGTACCCACCGGCGACCCCGTAACCGAGGATCGTCGTGCCATATCCGCCGGTGTCGGCCGGACGGGCGGGCTCAAACACTTTCGGCGCGCGTCCGGTGAGGAGTTGCAGGACGCGGATCAGCGCCCGGCGGGTTCCGCGTTCGAGCAGGAGTTGGGCGAGGATTCTCGCCCGGAAGGCGGGATCGGCCTCCAGCGGCTTGCGGGGCAGGTCCGCGCCGAAGAAATCGGCCGAGATCAGGTCGAGAAACCCGTCGGTCGCCGTCGAAACCCGCGTCTGAAGTTTCGCATAGGCGGCCGTGTCATAAATCTTGGAAAGAGCCCAGGCGACGCCGTTCAGGACGCCGTCGAGGACCGGCGTGTCCCCCTGAAACCAGCCGTTCGGCAGCGCCCCCTTGAGGCGGGAGACGATGTCGGATTGCGATCCGGCGGGCATCAGGCGACCGCAATCGTCCCGGCGACGATCTTGTGCCGGTCGTCGGCGGCGAGGTCGGAGGTGCCGCTGTTGAGGGTGATCGAAGTCGCGTTCGCCACGCCGGGCACGTCATAGGCGATGCCCGCAAGCTGGGTGTAAGGCAGGGAAACCCCGACGTGAAGCGAGTTGATGAAATCCGTCAGCGCCGTGGTGACTGCCGCCACGACCGTGGCGTGCGTGTGTCCGGCCGCCGTGGCGAGGACCATGCCGACGTTCGCCGTGGTGACGACGGGGGCGAACACGCCGAAGTTGATCGTGAGTCCGCGAACCGCGTCAATGGAGTTGGCGACGTTGGCGAGCAACGTGTCCGAAGGGTGGCCCGTGCCGTCATCCACCACAACATAAAAGTATCCGGGCTGGTAGGTTCCGTTGTAGGCATAATTCTGGGTGATGGTGTAATCCAACCCCTGCCGCGCGCTGGTGACCGCGTAGGCGACAGCGGCGCCCGTCGCCTTCGACAGGGAACCGAGGTACGCGACGAAGCGGATGCGGAAGGCGGGGTCGGATTCCGCATCGATGCCGTTGGTGAATGCGGCGGTATTCGTGACGGTATCGACGCCGGGGATCGGTTTGGTAATGACGGCGATCGTGCTGGCCTGCACGTTCCCGGACGAACCAGAAACAGTGTTCTCAACAGGCACGCTGACGCTGGCGGTGTTGGCCGGAATGACGTAACCGCCGAGGGTGGGATTGTAGGCGGAGTTTGTCGTGTCCAGAGTGACGGTGAAGTTTTGAGAGCCATCGGAAGTTTGCACAGTGGCGCCGACCGCTATCAGGGCCTGCTGTGTCGCCGTAAACCGTGCGAATGTGACCTGCCCCGTTGATGCAGATGCCTCAAGGCGCTCAAACCCGTAGTCGGCGCACCAACTGTCGAGGTCTGCCCCCTTGCTCGTGGCCGCGCGGGTCAGGGTGAGAACCTGAAGGATGATCGCCTGAAGCCACAGGCAGACCGAGGCGGTCGCCTCGGCAATGGCCCGCAATACGGAGCCGACGGTGAAGTCGGTCAGCGCCGAGGCGGACGACTGGACGGCGGCGGCGATGTTGCCGACGATCTCGGAGAATCGATATGTTTGCAGGGCCATGTCAGGGGGTCACATCAAAGCTGAGGGTTGCGGTTTGCGCCGATCCGGCCTCCACGTACTGAATCTGCGCGTCGATGCCGTTCGGGATGGGCGAGGTGAATATCTGCGGGGCGGGGTTCTGAACGACGCTTTGCTCAAGAAACATCTGCGAGCGGATGAGCGTGTCGAGCGCCGCCTCGTCGAGGGGCAGGCCGATTTTCCCCGGCAGGCCCGCGCCGTATCCGGGCTGCCAGATGTAATCTTTGGGATTGGTCAGCAGGCGGCGGAGGATGCGCTGGCGGCTTTCGAGCACGCCGTCGGCCACGAGCAGGTCGCCCGTCGCCCCGAGTTGCAAATCGCCGCTGAAATAATGTCCGATGTCCGGCATGGTTCTCCTAAAGGGGCTGGTTGGGGGCTGCGGTGTTTCCGCCGCCCGCCTGAATGCCGCCGTGGGTGTGCGTGTCGTAAACGGCGCGGATGTGGTTCATGCTGTTGTCGGTCCGGCCGTTGTCATAAATGTCGCCGCTGGCCGTGATCGTTCCGGTCACGTTCAGGTCGCCGGTCAGATCGAACTCCGACGCCGACGCCACCACTTTGCCGGTGACGCTCAGGTTCGCCTGGCCGCCCACGGTGGCGTTCAAATCGCCAGCCGTGTTCAGTTCGACCGTCCCGTCGTTGAGGAATTTGAGGAAGCTCCCCGACCGGTGAACCAGCCAGAATTCGCCGGAAGGGACGCTGAGCGGCCGGGCCTGATTGCCGAAGAACCGCAGCGAGACGTAGGCCGCGTTCTTGCCCCCCTCCTGAAAATGCACGTCCACCTCGTCGCCGGGCGTCGGCGGGCAGAACATGCCCCAGCCGTCGCCGACCATGGGCGAGCCGACCGGGATGAAGCCGGTTTCGTGGCCCTCCGGCTGGATGACGACCTTGGCGGCGTAATGATCCGGGTCGTAGGCGCTGACGATGCCGCGGCGGGGCGGGGATTTCTCGCCCGCCTGCCGGGCGGCCTCCCGCCGCATGATGTTCTGCATTCCCTGGCTCATCCGAGCGTCACCGTGCTTTGGGTGCTGTGATTCTTGGCCCGCAGTTCCATCCGGTAACCGCCCCCGACCGAGAGGGTCCGGGTGACGGTGTCGGGGTAATAGTTCTGGTCCCAGGCGGTGTTCGTGCCGACGAGTTGCACCATGGAGCGGGTCGTCAGCAGGTTGTCCCCCGGCAGGCTGGCGGTCAGCACCCGTTCGTGGCGGGTGATGTCCTCGGCCTTCGCCTTGGCGAGTTTCAATGCCTGGTCGCGGTCGAGATTTGGCACGGTGAAGCTGTACGTCTGGCTTTTCCCGCCGCTCCGCTGGCTCTTGAAGGCCTGGGTGACCTTGTAGGTCACGACAAAACTCCGCTGCTGCTTTTGGTTCCAGCTTTGCACCTTCACGATCACGTCGCGGGCGAGCGTCTGCGACCGGCTCAGTTTGATGTCGAGGGCGCTTGAGTTCAGGCCGTTTTCCGACGCCTGGCACACCAGCTTGTAGGGGACGGAAGCGGCGGCGGGCGACGGCTGGAAAAACAACCGGTTCCCGCTCACCCAGCAGTCAAAGCCCTCCCGCCCGGCGAGGTAGACGAGCAGGTCCCACTCGGTCTGCTCCTGCGTCAGGACGACGTTGTCGATCTCGTAGTAGCTCCCCGCCCTGGCGGACGTGGCTTCAACCACGGGTTCAAGGCCGTGACGCCGCGCGAGTTGCTCCGCGATCTGGCTGGAGGTCAGGTTGACGAACTTCTCCGCCGTCTTGGCGTCGATGAGGGGCGCGGACAGGTCGCGTCCCGAAAGGGTGAGCGTGCGGCTGATCGGGTCATATTGCGCGTCGTCCACCTGCCCGAGGATGAGTTGGACGGGCGCGGCGTCCGCAAATCCGACGGAAACCCCGATCAGGTCGCCGACGGACAGCGCCCAATAGGCCGGTCCGAACGCCGGTTGCAGGCCGGAGGCGGAGCAGACGACGCGGAAGGTGTCGGCGGTGAAGTGGCTTGCGTTGGTGACCTCGGCCTCGACCACCCCGGAAAGGGTGACGCCGTTGACCGTGACCGCGCAGCGGGGCTGCCGCGCGGCTCCGGCCGCCAGCCGGGGATTGTTCAGGTCAGGCGGGGACAAAGACGCCCCCGCCCGCGTTGGAGTTCGTTGACGGGATATTCAGCGTGTTGACGCCGGACAGGACCGGGTCGATCAGGCCGTTGGCTTGGGCGATGCGATTCCATTGGGTGGCGTCTCCGAGATATTGCAGGGCGAGGGTGAACAGATCGCCCCCGGCGACTGTTATCGTGCGCACAACTCAATTACCCTTGCTGGCGAGGCTTTCGCTATTATTGCTTGTAAAATCCGCTTGCGGGGGAGGCCATTCATAGCTATTTCACTATCCGGCACCTTAGATGTTAACCTTATGCGTGACGCCGTGCTGATTCGAAATACGTGTTCCGAAACGGCCTTCCTCGTAAACAGACTGCACATTGATATCATATATTTATATTATTTGTACAATTAATTATTAACATTGATTTGTCATCAACTCCCCTTGTTCGCGGTGTTGACGCCCATCCGTCCCAGCAGGGCGGATAGCTGGTAGAGATTGCCGAGTTGTCCGAAGGCGGACGCCGACGAGGAGACGGCCCCGGCCATTGCCGAAGGCGATCCCCCGGACGGGGCCGGCTGCGTGTTGATCGAGGAGTTGGTCGTGTCGATCACGCCCCGCGTGACGGATTGCGCCCCGGTGATTGATGTTTGAAGTGCGGCAAGCAAAGGCCCCTCGGCGACGGCCGCGCCCGCCGCCAGCGCGTTGGTGGTGTTTGGCACGCCCGCCTGGTAATTGCCGAAGGCCGTGGCGACGCCGCCGACCGCCGCGTTGATCGTGGAATCCCCGATCACGCCGCTCAGGCCCGTGGCTCCGACCAGGTCAGAGGCCAGTGACTCGACAAAACCGACGGCGGCCGAGGCGAGGGCCTGCGTCTCGTCGAGGACGACCGCGCAGGCGAGGGAATACGGAATTTCCAGCCCGCCGAACTGAAAATTGGCGGTGAACTCGCGGATGACCACCTGGTAGCGGTGCAGGCTGTAGGCGAGCAACACCTGCGCGCCCTGCCGTCGCATGTGATCCAGCAGCAAGGCCCGCTCCTCGGCGTCCGAGCCGCGAAACCTGCCCGACCATCGGATGTCGGCGTCGTCCGGCCCGAGGGCGTCGATGACCCGGCCTCCGCCCGGAAATTTGTGGACGGCCAGCATGTGCTCGCCGCCGGAGTTGATCGAGTCCGGGATTTCAAAATCGGCGAACACGACCCCGCCGAGGGTCAAAGTGACCGGCGTCACGGCACGCCCGGCCCGGCGAACGAGAGCCGGTTGTCGAAGCCGCCGCCGCTGCCGAGGTCGCGGTTCATGTCGTCGTACAGGTGGCCGCTCACGACATTGGCGATCTGGCGGCCGTCGAGCATGACCTTCGTGCTGACTTGAACGGGTTTTGAGTTGTTTTTGGGCGCGCCGACGGTGGAGAACCATTCGGACGGGGTGGTCGCCTTGTAAAGAAAATCACCAATGCCCGGAGCCTTCGAGTCGATGGCGTCGGCGATCTGCTTGTGGAACACGACGGGCGCGAGGGCGGCAAGGGCGACGCCCACCAGACCCAGCCCGCTCGCGATCCCGGCCAGCGGAATGCCGCCGAGCATTTGGAGGGGGGTCACGATGAGCGGCAGCCCGACCCCCATGAGCTTGAACGCCGCCCCGGCGACCAATAACCCGCCGCCGATGGCCGCCAGCCCCGACAACGCGGTGAGCGTCAGCATCAGCCCCTTGGTCAGGGTCGGATGCCGTTGGGCGAAACCGGCCAGCGAGTTCAAGGTCTCCGTCAGGCTGCGGAGGAAGGGAATGAGCACGGGAACCAGCGTGATGCCGAGCGAGGTCTTGAGGTTTTCCCACTGCGCGGACAGCGCCCGGTAGCCCATTTCAGGGTCGTGTTTCATCATTCGGGCGTAGGCCGAGGTCGAACCGGCCCCGCCGATGAGGTCGAAGTCCTTCATGATGCGCGGCCCCTGCGTGCCGAAAATGTTGGCGATGCGGCCCGCGTTGCGGTTGCTGAAAAGCTGGTCGATGACGGCGCCCTGGTCCGCCGGGCTGATGATGCCGTGCGCGCGAAGGGCGGGCAGGAGAACCTGCTGGACGTATTGAAAGGGGTTGGTCTTGAACAATTCCGACCCGGCGATGTTCGCGGGATTGACCATCGCGAGATCCTTGCCGATGTCCGCGCGCGAGGTGTCGGCCAGGCCGAGTTTTTGCCAGACGGCCAGCGAACGCTTGTCCATGCGGCCGCCGACGAGGGCGCGGTACATGCTGGTCAGCGACGTCCCGGCGCTCGGGCCGCCGAGTTCCTGGACAATGGTCGGCATGATGCCGTACATGAAGTCGTTGGAGAAGCTGGTCCCGCCGATCCCGGCGAATTTCTGGGCCATCAGCAGCATCTGGGGCGTGACTTTCCCGCCCGAGGCGATGACCGCCTTGGTGATGAGGTCGGCCTGCCGGCCGAATGTTTCGGGATTCATGGAGGCCCCTCGCAACTCCAGCATTTTGGCGGCGGTGAAGGCCACGTCCTTCGCCCCGACTCCCCCCGTGCCGTGAAGCACGTTGTCGAGCACGGCCTGGATCGTCTGCATCTGCGGCAGGAATTTGATCGCGTCGGCGGTGTCGCCGAAGACCATTCGGAGCTCGCGGACCGCCTTGATGTTTTCGGCGGCGGTGGTCGTCATCACTTTGCCGGTGGTCGCCCACGCGGCTCCGGTGGCCTGCGCGATCTCCAACTGGCTCATCCCGGCGGCTTTCGCCAGTTCAAGCTGGTGGACGTACTCGCCGGCGGGCTTGACCGCGCCCCGGATGGCCGCGAGGCCCATGAACCCGGCGCCGCCGATGATCGCCCCGGACAGGCCGAGCAGTTTGATTTCCTTCAGCGTGCCCTGGAGCTTTTTCGCCTCCTTGTCGACCTTGATGAAGTCGCGGGCGATGAAGGCCAGCGCTCCGCTGACCTGGTTCGTGAGAGCGAGCGTGACGCCGACCTTGTATGCCTCGAACATCTACTCCCCGATCTCCAAAAAGCGGTTGAACACCTGTTCCCCGGCCAGCCCCGCGACCAGCGAGGCCCCGAGAATTTCCCTGATTTGCGGCAGCTTCCTCGCCATCGCCCCGCCCAGGGTTGAACGGGGCGGGACATGGGCGGTCCCCAGTTCCTGATAAAGCAGGACGTCGGAATTCGACCCGGCCTGCGCCTCAAGGCCGTCGGCGGAAATCACCGTGCCGATGCTGTCGCGGGTTTCGCCGCTGCGGAGCAGCGGGTTGTCCTCCGAATACCCCTTGCGGACGCGGTCCGCCCTGGTCGGTTCGGCCAGTTCCGCCCACGCGACGAACGGGCCGATTTGTTCCTGGTAGGTCCCGAACTCCCGCTTCGCCTCTTTGGCGACAATCTCGATGGACTGGCTCAGCCCCTTGCGGATCGAAATCTCCTCCGCGACGGCGACCGCCGCGAGGTGTTCGACGAAAGAGGTGATGTTGCCGAAGGTTTTCACGGGCGTTTGTCCCAGGAGAAGGTGTTCCAGTTAAAAGTGTTGTCGTCGAACTCGCCGAAAATGATGCCGTAGGCGCTGACATCCTCGACGGGCAGGCTGAACGCGACGTCGAACGGCACCCCGTTTTTGACGAGCCAGAGGCGGTTTCTCAGTCCGGGGTGCCGTCCGCGTTTTTTATTCGGGCCTCAAGGTCCTTGTGGCCGGCGGCGAAGTGTTTGGAAATGCCCTCAAAGGCGGCGACAAAGCCCTCCTGCCCGGCCCGGTTAATCAACGCCTCGATCTGCGGGTGCGTGCGGGGGATGTCGATCTTCTCGCCGTCGATCTCCGCGATGTGGATGATGGGGTTGAGCATTCCCATGTACACCTGGTTGGTCGCCCGTTCGGCGCCCACGGTTTCGACGATGCGGAACTCCTCCAGGAACGGCAGCTTGCGGAGGCCGAGCTTCCGGCCCCGGCTGTCGGTGACGTAAACGAGTTCGTTTGCCGATTTGACAATGGTTTCCGAGGGGGTCTTTTCCGGGTGGACGGTTACTTTGGCCATGGGCTACGCCACCTTGATCTTGTGCGCGGCCTCGAAGGTCACGCTCTGTTCGACCTTCTTGTCGCCGCCCCAGTCGCCCGCCTTCTCCAGCCGCAGGACGACCCCGTCATAACGCCACTGGGTGACGGAGCCATCGGCCTCGGTGACGATCTCGTTGATGGTGCCGGGCTGGCTGTTGCGGCCCGCGTAATAGTCGGCCTCGACCTGCGCCCACCAGTTGTCGGTCTTCGGGTCGAGCCGGTCGAGCTTGAACGAGCCCTTCCAGCCGTCGGGGATGAAGCCGAAGCGGGGCGTGCCGTCGATGCCCTTGGACTTGATGTCCGTGGTCATCGGGTCGGCCGTGAAATCGGTCAGGCCGTTGAAGGCGAGGGTTCCGTAGCTGGTGACGACGACGAGGGAAACGTCCCGTCCGACGGAGAAACTGTAGGTGGGCATGGGCGGTACTCCTTAATTGCTAGACGGCGGGGGTGGGCGAGCCGTTGCGGAGCACCACGGACTGGCCCCCCTCAACGTTGACGAGGAAGAACTCGTTGATGGCGAGGTATCGCACCTTCACGTCGGCCTGCTGGTAGCCCAGCGCCGTGCGGCTTTGCGGGTTGTTGGTGGCGTCCAGGACCACTTTCCAGCCCTGGATCATGTTTTGCTGGAACATGTTCTGGAAAAAGCCGTCGAGCGTGGCCTGCGCCTGTCTCATCTCGGTCGGGCTGATGAGCCGGCCGATGTAAATGCCCATCCCGGCGTTCAGCGTCGAGGCGATGTAGTTGGTCATGCGGGTGTAGTTGTCCCCGTGGACCACCGCGTTGCTCGACGTGTTGTGCCCGAAGCGGGCGCCGAAGTATTTTCCGCCCGGAACCGGGTTGGTGATGACGTCGATCCCGGCCGCGCCAAGGGTTTGAAGCTCGGCGTTGCTGTACTGCTGGTTGACATAGCTTTTCTGGGTGCCGACGATGCCGAGCAGTTGCTTGTTGAGGCTGGACTGCTCCGGCGAGAGGTTCGCCAGCACGCCCGCGACGAAGCCCTGGGGCGAGACGAGCCGGACGACGTTGTTGACGTTGTCGTTGATGTAAACCCAGTCACCGAACAGGAGTTTGGCGGCGTAGTTGTCGATCCCGGCCGTGGCCTTGGCGGAAACGGCGTTGCTGATCGTGTCACCGGCGGGGCCGGTCATAATCATGTAGCTCCCCTCGGAGAGGCCGTAGGCCACCTGGCCGGTCCACTGGGTCGAATCGTCCGCGTCGGCGAGCATCACAATGGAAGCGCCCGTGCCGCGCAGCGCGTACATGCCCTTGCGGGGAATGGTGTCGAGGCCGACGAGGACGGCGGAGGTGATGGTCGCCGCCCCGTCCGTGCCGGAGGCGAACGAGTTGGCGCTCGCGGATTCCGCCGCCGTGCCGATGTTGTCGAACACCTCCGGCACCTGGCCCGGAAGGGCGATGGTGACCTTGGTGGAGGATGCCGCCGAACCGGCGGCGACGATGGCCTTCAGGGTGTTTCCGGTCGTGCCGGTGTATCTGGCGGTCAGGGTGAGCGTCACGGTGCTCGTGCTGGCGACGACGAGTTGGGAGGGGCCGCGCAAGCCGCTCTGGCCGCTGTTG